GAAGCCAAGCAATTTTTCCATTAGATGGTCTTTCTGAGTTGTTAAAATCTTTACCTTTTTTATCTACTTCATGACGAGAAAAGAAAGAGTACATTCTTAATACTGTATCTGGGCTTAATTGATTTCTATTTGATAAATCTCTAGCACGAGCAACTCCAACTGCTGTTCCGCCTCTACCAAACTTACGCCTTAACTCTAACCCTCTACGAGCATTTGATGCCATTGATTCTGTAGGTCTTAAATCTAAATCATCTAAACTCGCTTTTTCTAAATCAAAATCTTCCATTGATTTTTTAACTGTTAATGTTTTCATTTTGTGTCCTACAATAGTGTCTGTTGGCTCTCCGTCACGATACAATCTTATTGCCACTGCTGGATCTTCTGGCGTTCCAGTAATAGTAAAAGAACTGTCTGGAACATTGTATTTTCCATTTCTAATAACTCTAATTACTTTTCCTTCTGCCCTTCCACCACTTGAATTCCATGAAACCATTTGTCCAACACGAACTGAATCTGCTTTTTCCATTGAATGTTCTTGCATATCTTGTTCGTTACCAACAAGCGTTGCGTCTGATGATTTAAATCCTGTCATTAAATCTGTTTCTTCCCAACCACTTTCTGTTTGTTTATAAATTCTAATTAGTAACGCTGGATCTTCCATGGTGGCTTGTATTTCAAACTTAGATCCTGTACCAAGACTTCCATCTCTCATAACATGTTCTATTTTTCCATGTGAGTGTTCTTTTGTGTACTCATTTCCAGGACCCATTACAAACATTCCTTCTTGTGGGTTTTCCATTTTAATCATATCTGGACAGCAGTCTTCTAATTTTTCAACAGGAACACAATTTGGAACCATTCTTCCACCCTCTCCTGGTTTCATACCACGTTGTACATATCCGTCCCAGCATGGTGATTTTTTATTTGCTTCTTCGTCATAAGAAGCCATATGGTCTGGACAATTTTTTAAATCTGGACAATCTTCTATTGAATGTGGGTATGGTTGTGGAACATCTTGATTTGTTATAATTCCAGTGTCTGATTTTTTAGCCTGTGCTTCAGCAGCATACAAGGCTCTTTGTTGATCAATTGCTTTTTTACGTGAAGTATGGCAGCCTTTAGTACCACCTGGACCTACAACGGCATAACCCTTGCATCCACCATAGTTTCTTTTAATATCATAAGGCATAGTTAAATTATATCATTCTTATAAGCACTCAGCATGGACTCAATAAAAAGCCTTTCCTCATGTTCAAGGGTATCTAAAATAGAAGGATAATCTATAGTTTCTTTAAGCATTACCAATGGACCATTTTCTTCAAAATATATCTCCACATATCCCTTATTCCATAGAGTAAATGCTATCTCATTTATAAACTTTAAATGCTCTTCAAAGAATTCTGGAATTAGTTCTTTCATCTTGGGAGTAATTGAATAGGTAAAAGATTCAGATTTTTTATCATACCCCAAAATTTCCAAGGCACCTATTTCTATCATCATCTCTATAAGTTCTTTTGCTCTTTGCTCTTCGTCAAAACTTTCTGTCATAGTAGTCTAAAACCACCATCCCAGCCACCTATCCTACCTTTAATTTTATCTTTTTCTAAGCCATAATCATCATCACGAATTGAATCGTCTTGAACAGATCCTCTACCCCAAGTATGAATATCAATCTCTTTTATTCTATCTCTCTGTGACTTACTAATTGCATTATATACAGAGCCACACATAGCGTCAGCCAAATCTTTAGATTTTTTTCTAGGATGATCTACACGATTTCCCATAATTCTTAACTCTAATAATTCTTCTAACAATATGTCAATATGTGGAGCAACTACTCTTTCTTCATAAATTAACATTGCCAAGTCTTCATAATGTTTTTTAGCAACAGACAAAGTTTCTGTTTTAATACCTACCTGCTTTAATTCATTTTGAATATCAAAAGATTGCCACCTATCAAAAGTAACTAAGCCAAGATTGAATCCCGTTCTTCTTAAATCTATAATCCAATTCTTAACTTCACTCAGATCTACTGGACCTTCTCTTTTAGGTTCCCACCAACCTATTGCATCAACTACAACCATAGGCATAACCTGCTCATAATTATTAAAGGACTGAACACTAACCCATTTATCTACGTGTGCAATTGCCACAGCACATTTATCGTGCTTCTGAGCAAGATCAGCGTGCACAAAATATTCTGTATCTGGATTTGGTTTAAAGTTAAAATCAAACCTTCTATTATTGTCTAAAGGATTTCTAAAAGATAAAGCCTTTTCAACCTTTTCTCTAGATTTAAAAAACGCATCAGAAGATACAGTTGGCATACAAGCAAAACGCATTAACGCATCTGATGGGTCTGTAAAAAAAGCAATTTTAAAATCATCTATTTTTCTAGTTGGATTCATTTCCCATGTTGGTCTACGAAGAGCAAATACTCCAGGGAATTTATAAGATAGGATATTGTCTTCTTCCCATTCAATACTAAACTTATTAGATGGATCGTCTTCTGATAAAACTGGATTAATAACAAACTCATAGGTTCTAACAATAGTTTCTTTTTCTGCTACTACATCTTCATATCTTTGTGAAATAAAATCACCCTTATATCTTGGAAATGAAAGAAGAATAACCTTTCCATAATCTGGAAAACGAGAGTCAACAGAACCTCTAAATGCTTTGTACAAATTATCTGCAGTTTTTCCTTGATCATTTCCTCCAGCATTTTCCATTGCAAATCCAGAAATTTCATCAAGCACTGCAAGCATTAAGTTTAAACCTTCTGCTGATTCACGTTCTGAATGTCCAGAATAAACAGTTATAGATTTATTAAATTCAATGCTATCTATCTTTGGTTCTTTATATCTACCAGCAAACCAAGGAGCCCCTTCAATTTTAGATTTAAATCCTTTAAAGAATACGTTTTTTGCTTGTTGTGCGTTTACTGCAACGTTAATAAGGTCTATCGCATCGTTCGATGGTTTCCCAAAATACCTCGATGGGTCTTTGAGGCAAAGAAGTTTATAGACAATATAAGCACAGCCAATGGTAGAAGTATGATCTTTACCACTACCTTTTCCACACATAAGAATAACCTCAGACTTAGTGTATTTTTTGTAATGTTCTTTTCCATTCTCTTTTCCTAACCACCTTTCTACATCTTCTTCTTTATATATTTGACTCATACATTCTACCAAAGTATATTGATACTCTGATAATTCTGGCATATTAAGATAGTCTTTACTTCTTACAAAAGTTTTTACATCCACTGGCATTTCTTCAAAAGGACTTTCATCCAATGCTTCTATAAATTCACTAAAATCAATCGTTGTCAATTACCATCACCTCTGTTTGCACTTCAGAAAGTTTTGTCATAATCTCGTGTCTAATTTCTGGGTGCTTTGAGGCTACATCTTTTAATATATTAATTAATATTCCTTGTTTTCTTTCCATTTCAATAATCTGTTCTGCTATTTCTTTATTATCTAATAGCCCTGCTTTTTGTAACATTTCAAGTCTTTTGCTTTCAATATCTGCTATCAGTTTGATAGCGGTTGTTTTTGCTGAAAGATTTGCAGTAGAATCTGCGGCGTCAATAACTTCGTAAGTTTTTTTAATTAAAGATGAATAGTGTTGATCTGCTCCAGCAAGGGCTTCTTTGGCTCTCATATGAATAGCCTGATTATTAGAAATCATGGAACGCCAGTCATTAAGAAGGGATAATACTTTTTGACGTGGCATCTCTAATTCTTTTGAAATCTGAGAAGCATCATATCCTTTAAGATACTCTGCAGCAACCTGGTTTACCAAGTCTAAATGTTTAACTAAATCATCATTCATTATTTAATGTCCTTAACAATACAAGATATCCAATAAGATCTAAAATAGTGTCTTCCGATGCATACTCTTTACCCTTATGTATTCTATTAAGTTTATCATCAATTCGAATATAAATTTGTTCTTTTGGAGTAGATTTACTAAATATATTAATAGGATGACTATAAGAACTACCATAAGAAGTATTCTTCTTAATAAGTAGTTCTGCTATATCCAGACATTCATCCAATATCTTTCTACCCGCTGGTGCTTGAGTAGACAAGTCTCTAACAAACTTCATTCTATCTTCAAGTTCTTTTTCAAAGTTTGGAATCTTATACTCTGCCACGATTACCTCTTTGACTTTCTAAGACCAAACTTGGCAAGATATACGTATATAGTTTCAACAGATGCTCCACATTCTTTAGCAATTTCTTGAGGGGTTTTCTTATCAACTTGATACCTTTTCTTAAGCCAAGCCTCGCTAGTATATAGTTTCATTTTATCATTAACCCCTAGTCTTGTCAAGATTATGTGGCTGATCAACAAGTTTATGCCAATTTTCTGAAGCATACCACCCAATTGCTATCGAATCAGCAACATCATCATCATCAATATTTAAATCAAACTGAATATTAACTTTATTAATAGTTCTAGTCTTTCTCATTTCTCTTTCTTTTGACTTATAAAATGAATAAGACTTTTCTTCTCCGTAAAGATCTCTAATGGCTTGTTTTTCTTCTTTTTTAAGTCTTCCATTTCCAATCCAAGACTGCCAAGATACTGGTGAACATGAAACTATTGGAGCCTTGTGATATATCTGACTTGCACCAAGTATTGATCCCTGTACCAACGAAAGAGTTATTGCAGTATTTTGAGAATTTGTATATATAGCAGATTCTATTACTATTGCATCTATTTCAAAATCTTTTAAAAATTCAGTAATCTTTCTACTTGCATCTCCAGTTCTTTCATAAACATGATTACCATAAAAATTTACCTTTCCATACTTTACAAGTTTTCTTTCTGAGAATAAAGAAAATGCCATTGAGTTTGTAGATGCATCAATTGCTAAAATAGTTTTTGGATTACCTATATATCTTAATTTACTTTTGCTCATAATCAAAAAAATCCTTAAGTTCTTTTAAGAATTTATCTACCTTCCTATTATTAACGAGACAAGGATCACAAAAAGTATTGTTATTATAAATGCTAAGATTGGTACCACAGCCGCCAGCACAAATACGACTTTTTCCAATTCTTTCTTTAGACTTGGTGATTCTATATCTTTGAACAATTTTTTCTTTAGTTGCTTTAGCCCTACACTCACTAGAGCAATAAATTTGGTTTTTGCTTTCTGTTTCAAAAGATTCATCACAGCACTGACAATGTTTTAGCATTCAAGTTCTTTCCTTCTTTCAATCTTTATAACACCCTTATCTCTTGAATCGCATACCTTTTCTATTGGACAAGCACCACAAACCTTTGAGTCTTTTCTATATCCTCTTTCTGGTAGTTCTTGATTATCAAATGCCTTTCTAACTTTACGCATCCAATCAAAGAAGTAGTCTATAAACTTAACATAGTTTTCGTTAGCAACAACTGGTATTACACATATCTCATGAGTATTTTTATTCTCATAAACAATAGCACCCACTTGTTGTTTTAATATTTTCATATAAATAAGTAACTGTTCAATGTGATATGAACTTGCAGTACCCTTAGCCTTATGATATTCAAAGGCTTCATTCTTTGTTGTTTTAATTTCTAATAAAACTAGTTTATCTTCTAGTCTTACCATAGCATCTGCATAGCCAAATATAGGAGGATCTTCATTAATAATTTGTTGTTCTTTCCACTCCAATATTCCTTGTGCTTCTAATGCTCCTTGAATTCTTTCATGACTACTAGAACCAGTATTCATATTTGCATAATTGATACCTGTATTTTTTTCTTCCCACTCATTGCCCTCAAATGCTAAATACCAGTATCTAGCACAATGTCCATTACCAAAAACTAATGTAGATGGGCTAAATGTTTTTTTCTTAATAAATCCAGTTTTACTAGACAACTTCATATGACCTTCATGAATATGATCTGCAATTTTAGAAAGGTCTATACCTGGTTCTGTTTTCTTAACCATCTTTTTTACTAATCCTTTTGTCATTAAAAATTCCTCACATTATATTTAAGAGCATCGACAAGTTTGTCAGTTGCTTCTCTTATTGCGTAATACATATTTTTCTTTGCCCTGTCATCTTTTTTAACATGTGAATACCATGCAGCCAACATAGCAAATTTTGCTGACTGTGCTTGAAGTTGTGTTATCAGTAAAGTAGCCTTTGCAGCAGGAACGTCTGGATTAGCAATTAATTTAGCAACTATTGTTAATGTTTTAGTAAATTCCTCATCCTGCATATATTCTGACATCTCATTAAAAGATGTTAGTTTATTTAATAACTCTACTGTTGATTCCATTACTTCTTCTTTCTTAGTTGTTCAAATACTTCCCACTCAATTATAGCAAGTCTTACTTTTTTATGACCTTCACCAAGAACTACCATAAGTGCTGGATCCTTTTTTCTATCTACTTTCATAGTGTCAGAAACAATTTTTGACCAAGAGTCTTGGCTAACGGAATAGGATTTAGAATACTCTTTGACATCTACTACGAAGTCATCCAATGATCCGTCAGCCTTGACTGGTCCTCTACCAGAATTAATGTGTGGCTTAGCACCAATACGTTTTAGTTCTCCACGCTCACTCATTAATATCCTTTCTGTGGAAAAGTTACTTTAGACATATGCTTTTTAGTACACATCCAAGTAAGATCTCCTTTTTCTGCATACATTCTTGCTTTTTCTACTATTTCTTTACATGTATGGCAAATAAATTTACCAGGATACAAAGTATAGTTAGTCGTTGATTGTTGATTCAAGTTCTTTTAATTTCTCTGGATTTGCTTTTAGGTATTCAATTACTTTTGCTCTACCTTGTAATCTTTCACCAAGAACTGTATACCAAGCCCCACCTTTTTCGATGGTACCTAATAGTTCTGCAGTATCTACAAGATCTGCTACCTTATCTACTCCAATGCTATCTCCATCAAAATAAAAATCATATTCACCAGCAAGGAATCCTGGACCAGTTTTATTAAAATCAATATGCCAATTTACTTTTCTTCCAACTTTTCCTTCTATAAGTTTGTCTCCCACTGCAATCTTTGACTTAAGTGCATTGTTGTCTGAGTCACTTGACCATAACTTAACTACGGTACTAGAAAAGAATTTAACTGCTAACCCACCCGTTGGCATGTGAGAAGCATACATTGCACCAATATTATTTCTTAGTTGTGATATTAAAACAAGAAGTGTTTGTCCATCTTGATTATTTGCATAGTTTAACATCTTTACAGCATTAGTCATATCTTTGGCTTCTGCACCAATTTGTTTTGTATTTTCTAAAGCCTTTAATTCATTAGAGTCTTTTTCAAAATATATAGCGGGTAGTAATGCAGATATAGAGTCAACTACTATAATGTCTATCTTTGCTTTCATTAATTGAGTAGCAACATCAACCATATCATTAATAGTTTTAGCAGCAGAATATACTAATTTATCTGTGTCTACCCCAAGTTTTTTAGCCCACTCTGGATCAAAAGATTGTTCTGCATCTATCCAAGCACAAAGTTTTCCTTCTTTTTGTGCCTCACCAATCATTTGTAAACAAAATGATGATTTACCAGCAGACTTATTTCCCCAAATCATGACTTGTCTTCCATAAGCAAAGCCACCCTTTAATGCATTATTAAGACTAATGCTTGGAGTCTTTTGTTTATGAAGTTCTACATCTGTTGCATTGCTAAGTCTTTTTCTTAAGTTAGGATCTAACTGTGACAAAAAATCTTCAATATTTATAGACATTATTTAATTACCTCATTCAATACTAAGGAGCCATCATCTGACTTACCAAATGTCATTTTGGTTGCAGTTCCTGGTTCGCATTTCATATAACCCTCAGAAAATTGTCGAGGGAAAACTATAATAGGTTTCATTTCACGATCTGAGTTTGCAACTATCATATGAGCCATTTTCTTTCCAGCCTTTGTTACTCTAGGTTTAAATGATAGCACATAATACTCTTCTCCGCTATACGGCAAAGACTTATAATTTAAAAATTTAACCAAACTATTTGTTGGAAAATTCTTTATCTCATCTATTATGATAGCCTCACTAATTCTGTTTGCACCAATAAGAAATAAATATGTTTTCCCTTGTTCAATTTTAGTTTCTTCTTCATCAAATACTCCAAGCATTCCTGTAGCATCCATTATTTCTACTCTTGACCATCCTTTTCCACGTTTAATATTTTTTACAACACCCATAATAATATGAACGTCTGTTTCTTCAAAGTCTTCTATATCATCTATGTAAGCATAATAATGAGGTGGAACACTTGTAGTAAATTCTGGTAAGTTTAAATACTCATATAGATTTTCTTTTACTACGCTCTCTTGTCTTTTATTATCTGGAAATGTTAATGCCCCTATTGCATTTAATGCCTGTACTGCTCTAATATTAATTCCGCTACCTTTTTTAGAAGCAAGGGCTGTAAATTCTTGATAAGAACTGTATGGCCTATGTCCAATTATTTTAGATGCAACACCATCAGATATCCATTTAATAGATGAAAGGCCTACACGTATTCCCTTTCCTTCAATAGAAAAATCTGACTCAGATTCATTAACATGTGGAAGTTTTACAGAAATTCCCATACGTTTTGCTTCAATTAAATATTCAGTTCTCGCATCTTTATCTTGTTCATTCTTTAATAAACAATACATAAATTCAATTGGATAATAATATTTTAACCAAGCAGTCCAATATGAAAGCATAGAATATGCAACCGCATGTGATTTATTAAATGAATATCCAGCATGTGCTTCGAAGTCGTGCCATAGGGCCTCTGCTTTAAATGGAGTTACATGCTTTGATGCACCTACCACAAATTGATCTTTATAGGCATCAAATTCTTTTGCATCTTTCTTTTTACCAATAATTTTACGAACTTTATCTGCATCTGCCATAGTCATGCCACCTAAGTGAACACATGCCTGCATAACCTGTTCTTGATATAAAACACACCCATAAGTATCTTTTGTATATTCTTGCATAATTGGATGAATGTATTCCGTTATTGTTTTATTATGTTTTCTTGAAAGATATGTTTTTCCAATTGTATTCATAGCACCTGGTCTAACTAAAGCATTTGAAGCAGCCAATTCATCTAAATTAGACACACCCATTTTAACTAACAGATTTGTGTATGGAGTTGCTTCACATTGAAAAACTCCTTTTGTCTTTCCATCAGAAAGCATTTCATAAACTTTTTTATCATTAAGATCTATATCTTTTAATACAATATTTATCTTATGTCTTTTTTTAATTGTCTTAATTGTTTCATCAATTACAGTTAATGTTTTTAATCCAAGTACGTCTAGTTTGATAAGTCCAATATCTGCTGCCTCATTCATATCTACTGCAACTACTGGTATTCTATCTTTTGTTCCTGGAGCAATTCTAGTTTCCATTGGTGCATATTTAAAGATTGAGTCTTTTGCAGTAACAACTCCAGCAGCATGTATTCCTGTTCCACGAATACGACCACGTAACTGTTCTCCATACTTAACTACTTCTGGATACTTTAGTCTAAACCATTGTGCTGACTTACTAGATGAAAAGTCATCCCAATCATCAACTGTTTTTAAAACTTTATTAACATCAGATAGTGGAATGTTAAATGCTCTAGAAACATCTCTAACGATTCCCTTTCCTTTAAATTCTAAGAATGTGGCAATAGATGCAACATTTTTATACTCATCCTCAAGATATCCCTTTAATTCGTCACGTCTATTGTCTGCAATATCAGAGTCAATATCTGGAAAGTCATTGCGTTCTGGGTTAACAAATCTAAAAAACAACAGTCCGTATTCAATTGGATCAACATCTGTAATTCCAAGTGCGTAGCATACCAATGATCCTGCTGCAGACCCACGCCCTGGACCAACCAAGATTCCCTGTTCTTTAGCCCAATTAAGCATATTGCTTACAATCAAAAAGTATGGTGCAAAGTTTTTATCTTTAATAATCTCTAGTTCTTCTAATACTCTATTAACATATTCAGGCAAATGGTTTAGTTCTTTATCTATTAATCCTTTAACAACTAATTCTTCTAATGTTTTTTGAGGATCACTAACTTTTGCGGGTAGTAAGTCTAATCCAGATTTAATATCATATTCTTCTATCTTGTCTGCTATCTCTAATGAGTTAGTATAAATATCTTCTCTCTTTATACCCTGCATATTCATTTGTTGTTTCATCTCTTCGTATGAAAGAAGATGAATATCAAATGTTCTAAAAGACATTGATCTATCTGCACCATATAAGTAGTCAAGACGCTTCATCATATCATCTATCTTTTGAGACTTTTCAAACTTGGCTTCCTTGTCAAGTTTTGCATGTGTGTTTAAAAGAAGCATAATTTCTTGAACAACTTTTTGATCTATTGTAGAATGATGACAGTCTGGAGTTACTACTGACTTAATTTCCATGCTATCTGCAATTTCAAGCAATTCATTGTTTAATTCCTTAGAGTTGTGTGGCATAACTTCAACATAAAAATCATCACCAAATGTATTTTTAAACCAAGTTAAAAGTCTTTTTGCTTCTGCATATTCTTTATGCTCTAAGGCTTTGGCAATAAGGCCAGACATACAGGCTGATAAAACAATCAAGCCATCTTTGTATTTTTCCAATACTTCAAAATCTATTCTAGGTTTTTTATAAAATCCTTCTGTCCAACCTATTTCATTTAATCTATTTAAATTTTCCAATCCTTGTTGGTTTTTAGCAAGAATAACAATATGATTATAAACTAAGTCTAGAGGATTATCTCCTCTTTCTGCTTTATCTCTTCTATCAAATCTATCATGAGTAATATATCCTTCTATACCAAGAATTGGCTTTATACCCTCGGCTTTTGCTGCACGATACATTGGACGATGTCCAGATAGTGCACCATGATCTGTAATGGCTATGGCTGTCAT